TTAACCATTACAGGTCCTCCTTCAGCCGAAGCTGCAAAAGCACCGACAGCTGCAGCAGAAAAGTCAAAGTCATCAACAAAGTTGTCGAGGTCTCCTCCTGTTATACCAAAGTCAAAGTCAGTATCTGTTGAAGTGCCTGTATGTAATGTTAAACATTCTAAACCTGCATGTAAAATTAAAGTATTTGCAGGAATAGTTAATCCCGGAATAACATCGTTAGCTGCAAGAGCAGTACCTTTATCCACTACAGCTTCTGCCATATCTAGAATACCTTCGATCATATAAGGTTGACCTTGTCTTCCAGCTCTGCCATAAGAGTTAACTGTAGAAGTTGTTTGTGCACCTAATGCCATAATCTAATCTCCCTTACGCTAAACAATATGCAGCAGTTACGATAGCTTCAGGTCGAAGTATCTTTCTGCCATACAAATGCATACCACGAACAATATCAGCGAAACTATCAGGGTCTCTGTAAGTTTCTGTTTTATTGATTTGTTCAGCAGTAGCTATCGCTGATGAATGACCTGCTACAATAACACCAAAGTTTGAAGTATTCTGACCACCTACTGTCGCAGGACCTGTGCCTAGTGACGGAAGGTTGTTAGAAGTATATACTTTAAAACCATGTAAGTTATTTAAAACAAGACCATTTTTTAAACCAGCAGTATCTCCACCAAAGTCAGAGTTTAGAAGTCTTGAGTCTTCATCTTTTAATAATTCAATGAAAACTGGGTCAAGAACTAACCACCTACTTTGTGCATCAACATTTTGTTGGTCTAAGAGTCTAGACATACGTGCAACAATTTGTAATGGAAATGCATTACCTGTTGTTCCACTTTTAGCTGTAGTTGATCCACCTGATCTTGGCTCAAGTCCAATCGCATTATTTGCTGTACCAGCTGTGCCATCATCTTGTGTAAAATCAGAGGAATCAATAGACATTGAAGCCAATAATTCTGCACCAACTAAGTTAGCACCAGTAGAAGCTGTAGATACAGCGGCAGTACCATTTACTGTTGTATTAACAGTATCAGCAGCACCATGTATTGCAGACTGTTTAAAACCTGACAAGTAACCAAGAACGTCTTGGTCAAACTGGTCGGCTAGTCTATAAGCAGCTCTATCACTAGCTAACTGTTGAAAGTTAACGTGTGAATGTGCTTCTTCTATATCATCAACCTTAAATGCAAAGTAATTAGCTTTGTCAATTGTTAGGCTGAACTCTTCATCGTCAAGGTCTTGAGGTGTTATTGCTGTACCTCTTGTATAAGCCTTAACTGTAATTTCAGGTTCTTTAATAACCTTAACGGAATCGCCCATGTTAGCAATTTCCCCAAAGTAATCAGAGTTAGTGATTGCTTCAGAAATAGATGACTTGCGAAATGCAAGTTGCACCTGTTTGCTGTAAATAACAGGGGAGAAATTTCCATTAGGTAGGTTACCATAACCAGTCGCAGTAGAAAATGCCATTTTATATCTCCTATTTTAGCATAGTTTACAGATGCGAACATACAAACGTAATAGCAGGGCTGACTTACGCTAGGTGCAAATTATACAGGATGTACATTACTGTAATCATTGGGCTATGTTTATCAGGTATCTTATAATACTTTTTTGTTGTTTGCGAGGTATATAAGTAAAGGTATTCACATAATGAGGGCTATACTTATATTATATAATATAGTTATACATATAAATTACTGTTTGTCAACAGTTTTTTTTGGAACTTCAATAAAACTAAAGTTCACACTAAAGGAACGTCTTTCACCTTTAGTTTTAAATGGATAAACACAATGAAATAATTCAGCAGGAAATATATAAAAGTCTCCTACTTGTGGTTTAACCATAAAATTTGTTTGGCTATATCCTGATGGTGTACCATGAGCAAATTGTATATGCCCATTTGCAGGATGGTGGTCTTTATAATCTTCTTCCCATTCTTTTTCTATACCATCGGGTAATTTTAAATAACCAACACAGGACATTCTAGCTCCTGTGTGAATGTGTAATGGATTATATTCATTCTCAAATTGTCTTACAAACCACCCTGAAGCAAGTTGTATTCCATAGTTATATTTTTCTATATCTAATTTATCTGTACCAAAAGAATGTCTGTGTTCGACATAACTATGAAATCTACCTATAAATTGAGAAAACTCTTTTAACCACAACTGTTCAATATCTTTAGAAAACTTTAACTCTTGTTTTACTTTGCCTACTAAAAAGTTAGACCAATCTTCTAAATCAGGATTCATTAACTCATTCATTTTTTTTAAAAAAGCAGGAGTCATTTTTTTGTATCCCATTACAGGACCAAAAGGTGCTAAGTATTCTTCTTCCTTTTTAGGAATGAATATTTTACTGTGCTGTGCCATTATTTACTTCTATCTAGCCGAACCAGATACGTCATAAATAAATTTACCACTTCTTATAGCATCCATAATATCGTCTGAATTTTTCTCATATTCTTGAGCAGACATTTTTTCAACTGTAGATTCTTTTAAATAAGAGCTAGACTCATTTTCTACAGGTTTACTTCTATTACCTTTAGTGTTAACTAACTTAGCAGCACCTTTGTTACTAGAAACTTTTTTAGATGTTATATTTTTATCTGATTTATATAAATCTATGGCTCTCGCAGCTGATCTAGCATCATTGTCATTATCATATAATGAATCTTGTACCCACTTAGGTTGTTCTTCTACCCATTCATGGAACTCATCGCTGTCTCTTATTTCTCCAAAATCAGGATGCATATGCATTAAAGTTGCTTCTGCTTTTTCTTTTACAGCAGAAGTTTGCATTTCATCTATACTTTTCATTCTCTCTTCTAGTTTTTTAGCTTGTTCTATTGCTTTTTTAGTAGCAATAGTTTCAACGATAGCAGCTACGTCAGGATAATCTTTTGCCCATTGTTCAATGTCTTCATCAGATTTAGGCAGTTGAATATTTTGTTTAGTAGATTCAGATAATTGATTTTTAAGACCATCTATTTGGGTTTGAAACTCTTTTTCTTTTTCCTGAACATGTCTTCTTAAATCACCATATCGTTTTTTAAAAGTTTTTTCTTCAGAAGAAACAGGTTCTTTTTCCTCAGGTTCAACTGTTGTAGATTCTGCATCTTTTTTCTGCTCTTCTATTAACTGTTTTATTTCTTCTTCATCTTTTTTTTGTCTTTCTTCTTGTGTATAAGGCTTATTTACAAAAGCAACTTTTTTAGGTGTTGACTCCTTTGTCATAACTAAATTTTCTGACACTTTATATTCTCCTTGTTAGGGCTAACTGTTTGCCATGTTGGTATGGGGAGTTAGGTAGCCAACTGATTGCAGGTTATTTTTTAGAAGCTAACCCACCACGCTTCATGGTTTTTTTCTTATTCTTCTTAGGTTTCTTAGATGCTATACCACCTTTGTTAAAACCTGTTATTCTTCCTGTTCTTCTAGTTTCAGCAATTTTTTCTCGTGTGTCGTCATCTAATTCTTTTTGCTGTTTATCTCTTGCGGCTCTATCAGCATCTCTAATGTTTTCTTTTTGTTGTTTTGCAGCTAGTTGTGTTCTAGCTAATTTTTGTAGACGTTTAATACGTTCACTCTCACCTTCTATAGCTTTATTAACATCTGCTTGTTCTACCCCTTCTTCCTTCATTTTTTGTGTTTTAGGGTCAACATATTTTTGCATTTTTAAAATCAAGTCACGATCTTTTGCTTTATCTTTTTGCTCTTGTGCTGTTAAAACACCTTCACCTGTTCTAGCTTTCTCAACATCTGCTTCAGTTGTTATAGGAGCTACTTCTGCTGGTGTATCAATAGAAGATACAAATTGTTGATTAGCAGAAGGGGGACTATAATCTGCTTGGTTTATATTACTGTCCGTAAATTTATTTATTTCTTCTACAGCATCATCAAGACCATAAGTAGCAGGTATAAGTTTACCATCTTCATCTCTAGTATAAGTACCTGTAGCTGTTAAATTAAAATCTTTAAATAAAAATCCCGGAACTTTAATGCCTTTAATTTTATGATTACCATTTTTAATATATTGTGCAGCTTCTGCAGGATCAGTTATACCTTTTTCTTTCATAACGGCTTCAATAGTATTTTTAAAGCTTCTAATTCTATTATTTTCAGCATTCCTCATATTCTTAGGGTCTGTAGAATCACCCTCTCTGTCTCTTACTTGTGCTGTATCTACCATTACATCTCTAGGGGCTTCTTCTTCTTCATCTACTGTTGCTGGGTCTTCATAAGTATAACCTGTTTTTACTAAGTTGTCAAGTATTTTTGTATAAGCAGGTAGTGGTATTCCATCTTTAAAAGCTATAAAACGTATCTCACCATTAGGTCCTACATATTTACGTAACTCATCATACGTTTCAGGCGATTCTCCTAATAAACTTTTAAAAGTTGTTTCGTCTGTTTCTGCTTCTGTATCGTCTATATCTGTATCATCTGTATCTATATTGTCTGTAGGTGATTGTTCAGTTGGAGCATTCATAAATGTAGCTTGTTTATTTTGTACAATATTATTTTGAGATGGTGGATTAATACCAACTTCAGGTACTCTTCTAAATCCTCTAGTTGAAGGTAATGTAGCAATTCCTTCGGCAGCTTTTATAACACCACCTTCTGCCATAACCTTTTCATCATCTTCCATTTCTAAATCATCTAAAGTAAAAGGTACATCGTCAGGCATAGTTGCTTCTTCGGAATTACCCATCTGACCCATTTCTTCCATACGTCTAAGACCTGCTTTAGCTTCCTGTCTTATCATCATAAGTTTTTCTAGACCTATAAACCTAACTACATCAGCAGGAAATACAAATTCACCTTCACTTAATTGTGCAGGTATATCGTCACGCACTTCCTCTTGTGAAGAACCTAGAGGAACATCATTGCCTGATACAGGATCAACTGTGTTTCCATCTTGTTCTAACCCACCTTCTTGAAATAGCCTCATTTGTTGTTGTAAACTCATATTATACCACCTTTATGTTTATCTAATCTAGGATTACCCTTTGTTTTTGTTTTACTAAATTCATATTTAACCTGATCTTGTTCTAATAACATATAACTATCTGCCCACATGTCTAATTGATCTCGTTCCTTTTCATTTCTATAAATATAAGAATCATATCCATTTTTATTTGCTACTTCTTTTATTTTATCAAACCACACTTGACGTTCTTTAAAATCTACACTTTTATTTTTTTTAAGTCTAGTTTGTTCTTCTAATGCACTAAGCACTAAATCTTTCCATAGTTGTTCATCCATCTCTTCTCTTACCATAGATTGATTTAATTTTGGATCATAGTTTTTTATATCCATTTCTTTTGCATTATCAGACATGTAATATGTCACACCTTTATATTCTACTCTTGGTCTATTTTTTAAATCTGTCTTTGCTGCAGTTGTTTGTGTCATATAATCCATTCCAGCTTTATCATCTGATGCAACAGCTAAATGATCCAGCCATTTTTTAGGCATTTTAAATGATTCTACGTCAGGAATACGAGCAGGTTTTAAATCATCTGCAATCTGTAAAGGAAAAGTTCTCTGTCCTAGAGCTTTTATTTCTTTTCCTTCAAGTTCTAGAGTAGGTTTCATTGTAGGTTCTACTACTCCATATTTTATTTTATTCATAGTATCTGCTTGTCCTTTTGTACCTACATGAATACCAAAATCAGACTCGCCCATTAAATTAAATTTATCTCCTTTTATTTCTCCCTTACCTAAATGATATATATTTTTTGTGTATGTTGTTGTAGGTTTTAATGTTACATCTTTTGGTCTAATAATTATTTCATCTTCAAAATTACTTTTGTATAAATCTGCACTTGCTAATATATCTTTTTTATTTACTTCATATTTTTCTAAAGGTGGATTTTTGACGTTGCTTCTAAGGTAAAAACTTTTTAAATCAAAGTCTGGATTTAAAGTAAAAGATGTTGGTATATCACTTGCATCTACATCATATTTTTTTAGATTTCTAGGGTCTAAACTTCCTGTTCTATATACAATTATTTTTTCAGGATATGCTTCTAATTTTTTTTGAGTTAGATTATATATATTTTTTTTGACTTTATTTAACCTATTTTCTGATACTATGTCATAAAATTCTTTTGTTCCACCAAAAGTTTTGCTATATAATAATTCTGATAAATATTCTCTTGCTTCATATATATTTGTATTAAATAAATCTTTAAAGTAATCTGTAGCAGGTTTTCTAGTAGTAAATACTGTATTAAAAACTTTTTTTGTTGTTGCATCTAAATTTTCTATATCTACTGCTTTAAAAGCAGGAAGTGTTTCTCTAGTAACCTCTAATTGAGATTTAGGAAATTTTAAAGGTTCTTTGTATACTTGTTTATCTTTTGGTAAAGATTTTTTTATTCCTGTTTGTATTCCTTTAACTAATACTGCACCCGTAAGAAAACCACTAATTATTTCTCCTGTCATTTGTGCAGGATCACTAGCATCTGAAGGTATACCTATAGAATTTAACATTTTATCAAATTTATCCCTACCAAGTTTTTGTTGTAAGAAATCTATTTGAGGTTGTACAGATTGTGCTATAGCTGATATATTTTTTGAACCATAGTTTATTGCTAAATCATTTACAAGTTTATTTAATTCTAATATATCAGATGGTATAGCAGGTATGCCAACAGCAACACCTAGTGCTGTTTTCTTTGCTACATTAGGTACACCTTCTAAAATCATTTTTTTACGTATAGCACTTATTTCAGGAGAGTTAGGATCAGGTAAAGGTGCAGGTAAACCCATCTGTGGTATTTTTATTATTGGTTTATCGCCAAATCTATTTTCAGTTTGTTCTGCTAAACTAACCATTAACCTCATCTCTTAACATTTTAAGTCTACGCAAAGATGCAATAGCACCTTGTGATCTATGCATAAGTATATTATTATCTGTTTGCTCTAATGCCCTGTGTTGTTGTTGAATTAAAGCATCTATATAATTACTGAATGCTTCCCATTGGTTGCTGTTGCTGACCATCGGCTTCAGTTTGCTGAGTATTTGCTTGTCCACTTTGTTGAGGTACTCCTGTAAATCCTTGTTCTCCCGGAGTTGGGGCTACTCCTGTTCCTATTGTTCCACCACCTGCACCCGTAGGATCATCTGGATTAGTTCCTGCTGGTGCTTTTCCCTGTGGTTGACCTTCTGTTGGTTTTTGAAATTGTTTCATTAACTCTGCCTGTATTGCCGCATCATTCATATTATTTGTTACTTTATCAGGGTCTAAATCTAATGACTTAGCTATTTCTCTAATAACATATTGAAACTTAGCAAAAGGTGCTAAAGCAGGATTACTCGCAACCTGTAAAAATTGCATTAATCTTTGACTTCTAACTTCATTAGCCATAAGACTTTCCGTACCTCTAGCCTTAACTTCTAAATCTCCTCGTATTTCAGGGTCAAAATCAAACTGCATATTAAATCTAAACAAACCTTCGCCTAATGGCTTGAGTAAATAATCATCAACATTTTTAATAACAGTTTTAATGCTCCCACTAGCTGCATTCATTAACATTGATATACCTGAAGCTGTTCTGCCTACACCAGATACACCAGTTTGACCATGAGAAAAAGAAGGTAAACCTGTTGATTCATCAGCTAATTGTCGAGCTTTATCAAATAACTGTAAATTTTCATTTGATACATTAGGAAACTTTGTTCCAAATATAGCTTGACCCGGTGCACCTCCCTGTCTTCTAAATATTTTTCCGGGGTAGACTGATAAATCTTGTCCCGGAACTAAATTTGTTTCATCAACTTCTATTAACATATTACCTGACAATACAGCATTATCTACAGCCATACGCATAAAACCATTCATTAAAGTTTGTGTATCATCCATGTTTTCAGCTATACCTACACCAAAGAATGAGTAAGGATTAAGTTCATATGGTGCAGCTACATAAGGTATCTTAGCAGGTTTAAAGGGATTAAGAACCATTCTTAAAAGTTTACCATTGCAAATCCACGCATTAACTTGTACTTCTTCAAAATCTGCTAGTTCTTTTGGTATAGATATACCCTGCTTCTCAAGCATATCTATATCACACATACCCCAATATTCAAGAACTTCATATCTTTCAATTCCGTGTTCAGGAGAATAATCAGCTAAATCATCTTCCCAAGATTCTTTAGTGTAATTTTCGCCTTCTTGTATGGCTTCTTCTATAACTTGTTCTCTAAAATGAGGTCTTCTTTTTAAACTACGTAATTGACTTCTAGACATTTTATGTCTTTCAATTACATACTGTGCTTCATCCATATTATTTGCATCTGGATCAGGGTAAAAATTCCACACAGATACGTGGCTAACTTGAGGTACAGTTTTAAATATAGGAGCATAATTACCTTCATCATCCCAATTAGGATATTCTTTATCTACAGCAAAAGGACCTTTCATAACACCCGTACCGAATAAAGCCATTTCAAATGAGGTACTTCTTAAATGTTTATTAGCACCAGATTCTTCTAGTTGGTCGTGGATTTTCTTTTCCATACTTTTAGCAGCAACCATTGCAGGGCTGAATGTGACAGATGAAGGGGTAGTACCAGCACCTTCTTTAAGACCTTCAATATCCGATAACTTGTTTTTAAGAGGTCCAAGATTATCTTGTAGAGTTTTTTCAGTTGCTCCAGCAGGTAATTCGTTGCCGTCACCTGCAAAACCATAAGGAGAAGGCTTACTCGTAGATTCTCTAATTTCTGGAGGTTCTTTTGGATCAAAATGTACATCTTTTACTACTCCTTCTGGCAATTCTGTTGGATCAACACTTAATGGAAATTTATTACTTGCAAATAATACATCAACTATTTGACCATATGCTGCTAATGTTTTTGTTTTAGTTACTTTAATAAATACTCTAGACTTTTCAGCTTCAGTAAATTGTACATCTGCACTATATAATCCTCTATAATTTCTATATGAACGTAACCATCTTTCTTCATCATTTTCTCTATAGTTGTCTGCACGTTGATACTTATCCATTATAAATGGTATAATACCTATAGAGTCTCTATCCGATACAATAGAATCTTCAGAGTCTTCTAAAGCAATTGCTTCATCTTCAATCATAATTTCTTCTTCAGCCATATTTTATCCTTTAATATCCAAATGTTGCATCTGCTACTGGCATACTGCTAGATGGTCTGCCATGTGGGTCGTAGTCAAATATACTAAACCTTGGTCTTGACATTATACCATATCTTAAAGCATCATACAAGTGGTCTTCTGCTCTAGTATCTACATCTTCTGGGTTTCTTTTGTCTAAAGGTATTGCAGGTAACTGAGATATTATATTTGTACAGTTACTAAAAAATACCATTCTAGGTTCTTCTGTAAATTCATCTACTTGTAGTCTCCTGTGTACTTCATTCTTTCCAGACACACGAGAACCTCTACTTCTATCTGAAGGTCTCCAACGACAACCTCGCATAATCATTTGTTCAGCCAAAGATGGACCAGTATCACCACGTTTATGCCAAAGACTAGAATCCAAAACACCATATCGAATATTTCCATCACCTGATTCTAATTCTAAAACCATATCGGCTAAATCTGTAGCTAATACTTTGGATACGTAGATTTCCCTGTAAACAACCAACTGTTCTGAAGGCGAAACAGCAATCCAAACAACTGCCGAGTAAGAGCCGTAACCATAATCACAAGCCCTGAACTTAACCCAATTAGAAGGTATCTTAAAGGGTTCAACAACATGTATATCCCTATTAAACTCAGTAAATGCAGCCCCTTCTTTAATATCCCAATCACCTTCCAAAAGCTGTCTACGCTGCTGTTCAGGTAAGGATAAGAGCATTGCTTCATAGTCTCCTGACTCAGCGAGGTATGGATTGTCAGATAATCTTGCAGGAATAAATCTCCTTTTGAATAAAGATTTTCCAGCTTTAGAATGTCCTGCTGGGTATTTAAGGACTTCTCCGGTTTCAATATCTGTTGCATCAAATGCCTTTCCATATGGTGATCGGTCAATAAACATCTTTTTAACCCATGAATGTCCTATACCACCCGGATTTGTTGTAGCCCTCATAAATATAGGCAAATCGGCTGCAGTAGAACGTAAACGTGAACGCATGTAGTTCCAAGCAAAAGGAGAACCCCATTGGGTTAACTCATCAAAGCCTATCCAACTAAATGCTAAACCTTGATAACGCATAACGTCTTCATCTCTATCAAGATAAGACATCCACAATCTTGCACCTGATGGTGCAACCCATTGCATCTTTCTTTCATACCACTTTATACCCTTCCATATTTGAGGATATAATTCCTGAGACTTAAATATAAGTTCTCTTAATTCTTCTGTAGTATGTCTTAATAATAATCCACTAAACTGAGGATGACCCATATATCTTAAAGGGTCTGCTAACATAGCATATGATTTACCACCACCTGCTGAACCACCATATAAAACTTCACGTTCACCTGCAGCTAAAAAATCAGTCTGAGGACCTTCATTAGGTGCAAAAACTATATTTCTTTCTTCTACAGGATTTGTTTCTATTTTATCTACTATAGAACTAACTATTGTAGACTTTTGCTCCTGTACGACTTTCTTCGATTTCTTTCGCTTTGGAGATCGCCTTTTCTGCATACTCTGCCCACTTGCGTAGGACTCTAGCTTTGTTCTTACGTTGTTGCTCATCCTTTAATCTTTTCCTTAATCCTACATGAGAAATATATCTATCTGTCCGTGTAGATAACCAATTAGATACAGCCCTAAAAGAATACTGTTTTATATGTTGTCGAGCTAATTCTAAATTATCTAACTCTATTTGTATTGGATTAAGTACATCGGGGTCTTTTTCATCTATAACATAACCAAATGGTATTGTTCTTGCTATTTTCGGAATGGAAACCCACTCATTGTCTTCTTTTATATCAACAGGCTGTGGGAGTTTCCATTGTCCTGCTCCTCTAATCGTCATTTACTTCTACTAGTTTAGTGGGCATAAGCATAACACCTCCAGAAGCTTCAACTTGAATTTTTTCTGTTTTAATTAAACCTGTCCTATCTAGTAATTCTTTAGCTGCAGACATCTTATCACGTATTCCTAGCTGTGTAGGGTCATCTATACCTGTTACCATAGCCACAGCAGCCTTAGGAGCATTACTAGCCATATATAATTGTGTAGCATCTAATATTTCATCTTTCATAGACTTTATTATTTCATTATTATTAGAAGAAGGTGAATAACCTGCTATAACTTTAGCATCTTTAATACTACCATTTGCTTCTGCAAACAATGCATCTAAAAACTTTTGTTGACGTTCTGTTAATTTTCTAGCCATGTTTAATAAATTCTTTCTTTTTAATTTTAAAAAACTCACTTATTTTTTTAATGTGAACTTTTCTATGCTGCTGTTTTTTTAATTCAGATTTACTGCTCTCATTCGGGATATAAGTCTGTCTGCTCGATTTGTTACTTGTTTGTGCCATCTTGAATCTTTCATCTGATTTCCTGCTTCTAACCAGTCACCATCATGTATAGCTTGTATCATTTTTTTAAATTTAGACAATCTAGGTCTGCCCATATTAAACATCATATTTGCTATAATTAATTTTACAGGTTCAGGTAACTTACTCCAATCATCAAATAATCTTCTACAATCACTTATAGTAACATGTATATCTTGTTCAAAGGCTTCGTTGACTCGACTTTCGTCAACTGGAGTTCCGACACCCATTTGATGTTCTGGGTCTTTTTCAGTAATGAGATGTCCGATGCCAAACGTAGGTAGTCCAAGGTGGTCCAAGTATACTTCATATTTGCATCCTTCATCTATCTTTAATTCCTCTCTAAGTTTATCTGTAAAAAATTCCATATTTTATTTCTTCTTTTTCTTCTTTAATTCTTTTTTATGAAACAAGGGTTTACTCGACTTTGTGTGAGTTTTACCTGTATGTAGTTTACCATTAGGCATCTTATGGTATGCCCCTTTCCATTCTGTTCCATTTTTAAGATAATGCTTCATTGTAGGTGACATTATTTTTTAATCCTTTATTTTTTAATTGGTATTTTACAATTCTTTTCAGAAGCTGTTAGGTTCTCACCTTTTTTATAAATCCAGATGTAACTCCACGCTTCTTCATTACATTTTTTACCATATGTTGATACAGCCATATTATCTAAAGGTTCAGGTAAATATGAACAGGAAGTTAAAAGTAAAGGTAAAAGTAAAAATAGTTTTTTCATTATATTCTTTCTGCGTTATTCAAATGATAAAGAATTAGCTAATGCATTATTATGTTTTAATCTATCATTCTCTCTTAATACTTTATAATAAGAATCTGTTAATTGTTTTAAATCTTCTTGTAATAGAAACCTTTGTGTTTTTTCAGCTAACATTTCTCTTCTCAACGCTTCTTCAAATGTTTCTTCATGGTTTTTCCATCTGATACCTTTTAACATTATTTCCTTCCACTCAAAGCACTAAAACCAAAATAAGCCCCTACTAAGCCACACATACTTATGTATTGAGTCATAAGAATTGATTCTGCTCCTGCAAGTCTTGTAGGTGCTATTAAAGTAGCTACTGTAGTTACTCCCATTAAAATAATTAATACCCATGCCATCCTTCTTTTGTTTACTTGATATGCTACCTTATCTGGTATTAAATCATTTGTACTGCATGAGCAGTTTTTATTTCCACATGCACAAGTCACTATTAAGTAGTTCTTTTCATTCTTTTCTTATTTCTTTGTGCCTGTTGTATTGCAGCTTGAAGAAATCCCGGAGGTAACTGAGAAGCCTTCAACTGCTTCCTTTGTTCTGGTGACATTCTTGCTAATGTTGTCCTCTGTTGTGTTTGCCCAGAGTTAGATTTTCTTTGTTCTACATTAAAACGATCACGCATTTGTTGCATTCTTCTTGCGAGAAGTTGGTTTTGTCTGTCTGTAGGTTTTAAACCTTGCAGTTTTCTTGCTTCATTTTCAAATTGTGCTTCACGTTGAAACATTTCTTTTTGACTTGCACCACTTTGTTGTAGATTAAACATTTCTCTTGATCGTCTTTGTTTTAAATCAAATGCAGCTCTTTGTGATGGGTCACCAAATCTATTAAATCCTTTTCTTTGAAAACGATTGTCTATGTCAAATAATCTACGTTGTATATCTTTATTTGATCTACCTTGTGACTGCATTCTGTCTCTAATATTTTTAAGCCTTAAATCTCTTCGTTGAGCTAACCTCATTTGCTGTTGTTGTTGTTTAGTCAAACGTCTAGGTTCTTGTTGTTGTCGTTCTTGTATAGTTTTTATAGCACTTTTAGCATATTCAGGAATTTCTTGTTGTCTTGTTCTTGGATCAGCAGTAGGTCTACGTCTTCTTCTAGGTGTATCTTCTTTAGTCACAAGTGTAGGTCTAGGTTCAGCAATAGGTCCTCTACGTTTTCTTCTTAGTAACTCAGTAGACATAGGTATAAGTCTAGGATTAACAGTTGTTCTACGTTTCTGTGGTCTATCTATACCTTTAGCTCTTTCTCTAGGTCTAGGTTCAGCAATAGTAGGTCTAGGATCAGCAGTAGGTCTAGGATCAGCAGTAGGTCTAGGATCAGCAATAGGTCCTCTACGTCTTCTTTTTGGTGCTTCTTTAGTTTTTACAGGATTTCTTTTAATATCATCACCTTGAGTTACAAGAGGTTTTTTTAAACCTTGAAGTTTTTTCATTGTAGAATTTATTGTATTTGTGTCATTGCTTTGCATTGCTTTATCAAGCTTTGCTTCGTAGAATGATCTAGGGGTAGGTCTACTCATTTTATTTATCCTTTTTTGTTGTTATTCATTAACTGCAGACCTGTCTTACCAAACCTGTATCCAAAACTGCTGCCTATACATATATACAAACATGTACTAAACCAATCTGGTGTACTTTCGTTTAGGAAGGTAAAACCCTCTGCTACATACGGCTGACTCCAAGGTAAGAAACATGCTACAAGAATGCCACCAAAAATAATTGTCCAAAATTCATCTTTCCATGACCCTGCCATTTGATTGGTAAGGTTCTGTTCCATAATCATACTAGATGTAGCTTCTGTCTCATAGACTTTAGCTTCTGCTTTAGCACGAGCTACCTTTACTTCTGTCTCAGCTTTTTGTTTATCCATCTTGCCCTGTATATATGTTCCTGCTATATTAGCAATAGGGCTGATAAGAGTGCTTAATCCAAACATCTATTTCTTTTTTCCTTTTAAATACATAACTTCTTTTATTCTAAACTTTTTTACTTTCTTTGCAATCGAACTCGGTTGTTTCACAAACTGTTTGCCCTGCTTTGTTCCTTGCCGTTTGGCTTTTGTCGTTGCCGCATACTGGGCAGGTGTTAATGATTTTATTGCCTTCTCTGGTAAGTATCTTTCCCCAGTTTTCGATGAGGGCTTCCCAGATTTCGTTTGCCACTTTTGTTTTGTCCATGCTTTTAATGACCTTTGTGATTTAGCTAGTGCCACTTCGGTATCCTCCACCTTTAGCTTTGTATTGCTTTGCTAACTGCTGTGCTTTTCTAGCAGACCATTGACCGGGTTTACCACCCTTGTTTCCAGCTTTTATACTATTAAATAAACTTTTACGCATTGTAGGTTTTGTATAATTAGCTGCTTTATTGACTGTCATA